TCAATAAACTCTCCTGTTGACGGATTGAAAAACATGGCGTCGTAGGTGCCGTCATCAATCGGGTTGATGGCATTCAAAGTGCCGGCATCGGTGATCGCACCAACCGTGTTGGTATTGAAGGTGGTGGCTGTGGTCATCACGCGGATGTACGAGCCGGGCTGGATGCTCAGTGCATCGGGCACCGTTTTGAACGTGACAGTTTGCGTGACGCGGCGGCGAACGCTCAACAGGAATCGAGCAGTGCGTAGTGCTTGTTCTTCGTTAGTACAAAAATCGGTGAGATCGAACACCTGCTGTGTTGCGGAGCTACTGTCTTCCGAAATATCGGCCCATTCCACCAAAGCCGAAGTTTGCGTCGGCAGATCGTTTTCAACTGTCAGTCGCCAGGAAACTAAGGCCTTGAAGTTGGTGCGTTGAGCAATATCGATGTACTGCAATTGCAGCGAGTCTTCGATGATGTTGCCTGCAGTAAAAATCTGTTCAACTTTGATGGGGCCAGTGCTGATGCGAAAGCTGCTATCAAAAGGCAGCGCAGGCATCAAACCAAAGCGGCCATTCTTGATGGTGAAATTACAGAGCTGCAGCGGTGCGGTATTAAATACGAACGAACGCAGTGCTTCGGTGTCCTCTAGTACGCCGTCGTAGAAGATCTTGTTAGCACGGAGGTAACGCCCTGTCGTTTGCAGTGAGGCAACATCGACAAGCTCCAGTGGAACGACATTGCCCACACCTTGTTTGATATCGGTGAGCAGGTAATAGACAAGATCCGAAAACAGGTTGCTGGGGCCATTTCCGCCGTCTACCAGCCGTTGCACGCTGATGCCGCTCGGAATCCAAGCGCGGATTTGACCGACGCTGCCGATCTGACCGCTGGATTTTACAGAAATAGCCAATACAGAAAGATCATCGTAATCCGCAACGGATAGATTTGGCACATACTCGTTGACGTAAACAATCTCGTGCTCTGGATTGGATGCGTTGGACTTGGTTAGTTCTTGGTAAAAGCTGACATCTGCGATTTGTGATTGCTGCTCGAAAATGCGTTGCTCCCGAGATACGCCGTTGTCATCAAGCGGCTTTGGCCCCGGTCCGCCAGTTGGCGTTCCTGTTGGCGCTGGTGTTGGCGCAGGAGTTGGTGCAGGAGTTGGCCCCGGTGGTGGATTGGGAGTAGGCGCTGCAGTAGGGACAGGAACCGGTGGAGCGGGTGGGTTGGGATTAGTCTCTCTGGCGTCAGTTACCTTAAACCTGAAAGTAATGAAGTCTGTCTTATTCCCAAATAACTCCTGAGTGAATATGTTATTAACGGTTTCTGTGTATTCGTAACGCTGGCCTTGCTTGCCGCTACCCGTAGACTGAATAACTTTGTAGGTAAAGTTTCGCCAGACTTTATTGGTTTTCGCAATAGGCTCGTAATCCTTGCTTAAGTCTGCATTTGGGCCAAAGGCCTTACCACCAACGATTTCTCCTCGGATTCGAATAGTGATCGTGGCGCTGCCGCTGCCAGCACTAATTGCCGTTACATCCGCAGCTACTTTGTCCCCAACCTTGAAATCCTTCGGGTTTCCCAGTAGATCAAAATAAGCTGCGTTTGCCGGGAACTGAATACCCCTCTGCGATTCAATGGGGTCGTTGTCGATTAGGTCGACTTCGGTTGGGACAAAGAAAGCCATGGGTGTGTCTAAGGGTTAGCAGAAAATCGAGTGCTCTAGTCGGGTACGAACGTGCCACCGACAAATGCGGTGCTTGCGTTTGTGGTTAACTCTTTATTCTTTTCAAGTTGACTCACTGTCCTTTGGTTGCCCCTTGTGCTAACCCGAAACTCGCCATAGGCGGTTGAGTAATCAGCACCGAAACTGAGATCGCCATTCAGTGATTCATCCTCAGCATCGAGTTGAACGACGGTCTGATTGAGTTCGTCATCGCGGCCAGCCTCAGCGCCAGTAACTGGAACAAATCGATATTCGTAGTAACCAACCGTGCGAGGCTGAATGCGGACTAGGTTAAATTGATCCACAGGTGCGCTTCCGCTGACACAGAAAAGCTGTGGAATTCTTGCCCAAGGGCGTTCGCCTTCGCCAAACTTCTGCACCGGTCGCACCAAGATCGAAAAGAACGATGAACGCGCAAAGTAGCGATCCAGTCGTGGGGTGTTGAGTGTGATGTTCTTGCGATCTAGGCGGAACAACTTAGCCGGCGTTGGAATCGTATTGAAGTTGGTTAGGCCGCTAGCGCGGTTCCACACTTGGCTTTTGATGCCAATTTCAATCACAGTTGCATCCCTACGCACTGGGCGCACTGTGGCTTCGCTGTAACGGCATAACGGGAAAAAGCCGGTGCCGATATTGGTAGCAGGGTCAAAGTCTTGGCCATTAGGTCCGGAACCTGGACCGTCGTAACCAGCCAATGGTTCATTAATCGTACGAGTTCCACAAGCACCGATCTGCGAGTTCTTTTGAATCTCGGTGCATTGCAGGGTGACGTTAATGAACTGTGCGCCCGGCTGAGGGTCACGGCTTTGAACGATCCAGATAGTGGAGCCAATGATCCAGCGGGAGCCAATGGTAAGCAAATCATCAGCTCGGGTGCGCCAGCCGTCGGCAGCGCTTTCAAGATCAGTCAGGTTGACTTCAGTATCAGCAAAATCATTCTTTTCAAAGTCGTCCCAGTTTTGAAGGCGGATCTGGAAGATTGCCGTAGAGCCAACACCAACGTTGACAAACGTGCGGCTTTGATACTCTGTGCCGTTAATTCGGACAATGCCCATGCGGCGTGAATACTGACGGCCTACACCGGGTTGACCGACAGCCAGTTTTGTTGTTGCCGTCGCGTCTTCAGGGATGGTCAATACGTCAGCTCTTTTGCCGGCAATCTTTCGGCGGCGTGCTTTGATCTCTGCTCGCTGCTCTTTATTGTCGGCTCCTAATGTTCCAGCTTCTGGTGCAGCGATAATCTCCCAGTTGAAACGGAAGGCGGTGCCGTTCTCGATTGGTGAATAGTGGCCGAACTGTGATGCGTTTTGCGGGTTATAGGCTTGCGAGAAGCCTTGGCTGAATTGCTGGCCACCGCCAACTGGCGCAGTGAAGACTTGTCGTCCCAGTGTGCCTGTAGCGCCAGCTCCTTGCGTGCCAGCGATCAGCGTGGTGGGTCGGTTGTTGCCTTTCTTGGACGACCAAAACAGGGCGTATTCCGTTTTATCTAGCGTTGCAAGTCCGATGGTGCCAACGCGGATGCCGCCAAGCTGTGGTGTTGGCAGGCCGAATTGCCCAGCGACGTAAATGCCTTCGTAGGACTGGAATGCACCGTTAGCGAAGAGGCGGCTCCAGACAAGTGCCGGGGCAATGATCAAACCGCCGGTGGCCTCACCATCAGCGCCTTCGTCGCGTTTGCCGAATGGGACGGGGATGGTTTGGCCGTATTCGGCCAGGGCGCTGACGTTATCGAAGCTGGTGGTTTGGTTGAAGCGCGTGGGGCCGATCTGATCGGAGAGTTGGCGGCTACGGATCCGCGGCTGATTTTCAAGCGTCGGTGCCTTGGGTGCTAGCAGGATGCTGACTGCTGTGCTGGCCAGGCCGATAACAAGACTGACAACGGCGATAATTTCTGCACCAGTGTTTTCAATATCCGGAATATGGTCATATTCAGCCGGCCGTACACGCGACTTCAGTTCGGCGTGGCGTAAAAACTTGCGGTATTCCTCATCCGTGCAACCAAGCGTTTCGATTAACGCGATCTCAAACGGTAACAGCGGCGGATTGAAAGGAGCGCCGCCGGTTTCCAGTCCACGCTTTTGCTGAGGTTGTTGATGTAGAGGAGTCCCTGCTGCCATGTCACCCCAAAAGCCAGCGGAGCCGCTGTTAAGACTGCAATATCACCATCGTAGATAGGCTCTTTAATGCGCATACAAAATTGGTCTAGGTCCTGTAGTACCTGCCGTGGGTTCATTGCATACCACTCAGGATTAAACGGTGGTGGATTCATGCCCATCTCATCTAGGGCATCGATGACTAGCCGAATGCAATCGTTTCCGCCGTATTCGTAGGGTCGACCAATCAGGTGCTCACACACGGATCTGCGCTGTAAACGGGATGTTGCCAACAAGACTGCGGAACAGACGCCGGGCAGGCACATTGGCCTGGACTGAATCCAGCACGGAGTTCAGACTGATCTGCAGCGTGGTTTCGTCCCAGCCACCACTAGCGCAGCTGCCGAAGTACTCATACAGGGTGCGTTGCACAGCACCACTGCTGGGCTCCCACAAGATGGTGGTGACCTTGGCAACCCAAAGGTTTTCCAGCGCTTGCGTTGCCCAGGCGCGGGTCATCTCTGTATTCGGCAGTTGCAGCGTCGCGTCGAGGTTGTCGCCCTGAAGCGTTGCGACTGCACCACCAAAACCAAAGCCGAGGAACATGTAACCGCCAATTGTTTGACCGATGGCGTAATTCTGGAAGCGAAAGCGGGCGGCTTGACCGGAAGGGCCAACATCAAGCCGGTGGCCGTAGGCAAATTCCATCAGAGACTTGGTAAACTACGAATACCCGGACCCTTGGAGCCTCTATGCGAGCTAAATCCCGTCCAGGAGACCGCCATTTCAATATTACACTTTTATCCTTGGCTAGTGATTGCGTTACTAAAAGGCTCTACTGGATCTACCGATGTGATTGCGGGGAAACCAGCAGGGTAGAAACTAGGAAACTTCGTTCAAAAAAGAAATGCCCGGTTTGTGCACATAAAGATCAAACCGATAAAATTACTCGCCATGGCCATGCAAAAGAAAAGCAAAGAAGTTCTTTGTATGACGTGTGGTTATCGATGAAGCAAAGATGCTTTAATACAAACCACTCTTCTTACAGGGATTACGGAGCGCGTGGGGTTACTGTATGCGAAAGGTGGTTAGATTTTGAAAATTTTTGCGCCGATCTTCCCGTTAAGCCGGCAAGCGGATATCAGTTAAATAGAATCGACAACAACAAGGGGTACGAGCCAGGAAACGTGAACTGGGTGAGTCCCAAGGAAAACTGTAACAACAGGAGATCTTCGATTTTTTTGACTTGGAACAATAAAACCATGACCTTGGCGGAGTGGGCTTTAGAAATTGATTTGCCCTACACAGCATTAAAACAAAGAAGGGCCAAAGGCTGGAGCGTAGAAAAAATGCTGACTACTCCTTGGGTAGAAAGAAATAAAAGAAGAGCTGTCTTTTAACTATTAGCCTAATCCAATGCGACGGCGATTGGCTGGGCTATTACCCAGCGTACGAAGGGCGCGGCGTTCGCCTTGTACTGCACCTTGCTGCGCTGCTTGCGCTAGGCCGCGTTGGAACTGATCATTGGTGACGTACTCAACGCTGTTGATGCGCTCGACGCTGTAGCGCACATCGATCGGCTCCATCGGTCCGGCGCTGACTGCAGCGGCTTGCGCTGAACCACCTTCGCCGCCAACAACTGCGTCGCCACGGACGCCTTTTGAATAGCGAGCCATGGCGGCGTTCATCTTGCTGGCGGGGATGACGTATTCCGCTTCGCCGCCTTCACCGATGATTGCGTTGGTGGGCCCCGTGACGAAACCACCGTCGGCAAAGAAGCTCGCGCCACCAAATGCCGCTGGGTTGAATCCAGCTTGACCAGATCCAAATACTGAAGCACCAGAAACGGGGCCTGCGCCACCAAAGGAGAATCCACCACCACCACCACCCAAGGCGTTCAAAATGCTCTGGAAAGTGATCAGGGCAATCTGCTTGGCAATGATCTGAGTGGCCGCCTCAATAAAGGCATCGGCAATCTTTTTGAAGACCTCGGACAACGCTTGCTGGGCAGACTTGGCACCGGTAATCACATCAGTGAAAGCTGTGCTGAAGGCATCACCAATGGCGTTAGCACCGTTGAGGGCTACGTTGATGGGGTTAGCTAGTTCCTGCAGTTGCTGCCTGAGTTCAGCGATTCTTGTTTCCCCTTCACTCACTCGAAGATCAGGAAGCCCAAGATCAAAAGCGCCGGCACCGCCACGCAGATTGTCCTGAAGGTTCAGGCCAGCACGCTTGAAGAACTCAGCATTTTGCTCCTTGATTACAGCAAGGCGATTGCGCTCTAGCTCAATCAATGTTTCAACATTTAGGTTATCCAGCTCAGCCGCGGTCTTGGTTATGATCGCCAAGCGTTCACGCTGATCCGTTACACCAATCAAAGACTTTTGCAGATCAGCGACAATTTGTAAGGTTTGCGATTCTGCTTTTAAGCCAATCGCCGCCTCCTTGTTGCCTAGGTTCTCAACGTCGGCAATCAAGAGCTTGTTGCTTAAAAGCTTTTGGGTGAGTTGCGATTCAATCTGCAGACCACGCAAGCGTTCCTGCAAGCGCCGCTCGACTTCCGCAGCGCGTTCGGCTTCTCGCTCCGCATCGCTTTTACCTGCTTTCCGACCTTTGCCGCCACTAGCAGCAAGCAATGGAGGCAAACCACCAGTTGCAGAGCCTCTTGGTACTGAGGGCCCTGTTGAAGCTCCTAGCTCAGAAGCAAGAAGCGATTTACGTAGGCGTTCACGATACTGTTGAACTTCCTGGTCGAATGGATTGGCAAAGCGCAAGGCGCCAAAACGTGTTCTGGTCCTTCGGTTGGCTTCGACCTGTGAACTCGCTTCCGCCTGAAGCCTAGAGGCATTGTTAACCCGCTCAAGGAATGCATTGATACCATCAATCAGGAACTTGAAAACAGGCTCAAAAAATGTGCCAATATTTTGGGCTAGACGTTGGAATGAATCTTGAAGCGTGCTGAGCTTGCCGTTTAAGGTATCGCTCTGCGCAATGGCACCGTTGGCGTATTTACCACCGGCATCCGTGAGCTTGATGATCGCTGCTTCAACAGCTTCGGCACTAATGCGCCCGCCTTCCAGTGCTTTTTGAAATTCCTCGCCGCTGAGCTTGTACTCCTCCTTAAGGACTTTTTGCAGCGCAACACCACGCTCTTGGAACTGCAGCAGTTCCTCACCCTGCAATCGGCCCTTGGCCTGAACCTGTCCATAGGCAGTGACCAAGCCCTGCAGTTCGGCACCAGTTGCACCACTGACATCAGCCAGGCGTCGGGTCGTATCAACAACCTTGCTGGCTTCAACTCCAAAAGCCTGGAGGCGTTTAGCAGACTCAATCAGCTCGGTACTAGTAAACGGCGTGACCGCACCAAGGTCCTGCAACTCTTTAACGATCTGACCAGCGCGTTGTGCGCTGCCTGTCAGTACCTCTAGGCTGCGCCGTTGGCTTTCAACTTCTGCTGCTTGGACAAAAACAAACTTGGCAGCCTGGAACGCTGCAAATGCACCGGCTAGACGACCGACAACTGCGCCTAAGCCATTAACAGCACGCTCTGTTGTCTTAGCCTCTTGCTGCACCTGCTGCAGCCTTTGGATCGCATTGCGCGCATCAACGTTGATGGCAACATTGGCGACAACAGACACAGCAGCACCCCTAAGCCTATAAGCAGTTTATCGGCGACGTTTCATCTGCCGTTCTTGCTCTTCGTTTTGCAGGTCAAAATAACTCGACCATATCAGGAGCTCTTCAAGTGTTACCTCTTGATTAAGCCTTGCAAGGCTGTAGCCAAGCTCTTTAGCAACACCAAGTTGAAGCAACAAGAGCTTATCTTTTTTGAGCTCAGCCTTTAGTGCTTTTCATATCAAGTTCTTTGCCTTCCTCTGGGTTGGTGATGATCGCCAGCATCAGCGCTTGCAGATCAGAATCATTTACCTCGTTTTTCAGTTCAGCGATTTCACCAATTTGAAACAGGCGCTGCCCTGCATCATCCACTGCTTTGGTCACGAGCAAATTCAAGGCAAAGCCGTTGGCATCATCGCCACCAGGCATCTTCTGCGCTCGCTCACGCTCAGCCATCGTCAGCTGTGACGCGTAAAACTCAAACAGGTCACCATTGGACAAGGTAACCGCACGCTTGATTGGCGTCAGATTGGCTGCCTTCTTGAGACGGGCAAGAGCTGATGATGCAGGTGCAGGCATAAAATCATCTATTTGTTATTACTTTAGGCACAAAAAAGCCCCTGGTAAAAGCCAGGGGCATTAGCGGCACGGCCTTTTAGCCGTATCAAGCAGAAGTGCTGAAATCGAAGCTGGGTGTGCCGGTAGGCCGGAAGGCGATTTCCACCTGTTGCGCGTCGTCAGGATTGACGTTCTGGGTAGCGCTGATGATCACAGCATCAAAGGAGAAGCCGCGGCTCAGGGCCTCAGTGTTTTGCTTGTCGGTGTAGAGCTTGAACGCGCAACCGACCTGCTGACGCTGCACTACGTCTTCGACAATGCGATTGGACAGTGCGCTGTCCTCATTGGTGACGTAGATGGTGGCGCTACCAGAACCATCAGCAAAGCCAGGGATGTAAGCCCGGAACGGTACATACTGACCGGCAGTTTGACCGATGGTGGTCACATCGATCTCAGCCCGGCTGATCTCAAACGACCAGTTCTGCACTTGGCCAACAGCAGCAAAATCGGCGTAGAACACCTCAAACTCGTTGGGAGTTGCAGCGGTGCCATCGTCGGTGATATTGACGGCAGAGCCACCAGCGGTAGCTGATACCTGTAGTGCACCAGAGCTAGCGGTATAGGCAATCACGTAGTACGTGGTAGCAGCCGAGAGACCAGCGGGCAGCGTGCCTGTACCTGCCTCACCGGTTTGGCTATTAACCAGACGAAACTTCACCGGATCACCTACCTTGAAATTCAGGTAAGGCTCGACAGTGATCGTTTCAGTAGAAACATTGACACCAGACTCACCGAATGTACCGGTGGTGCCAGCGGGTTTGTAGTAAAGAGCGCCGGACGTACCGGACAAAACAGTGACGGCCATGTTTGAACGGCAGTAGCTGTCTCAGTCTAAATAGGCTTCAAATGTTGCCGTTAGCTGCGTTTGGTAAAACGCTTCAGGTGCAGCAGCAATGACTGGAGCAGGACCGGAGACCGGATCAAAAATGATGCTGGAGAATTTGGCGCGATCAAATAGATCTTTGACCCGTTCTGCAATCGTCAGATTGCTGCCGGCACCAGTACCAATCGGCGTGAAGACATTGACGACAAGGGTGCCGTTATGACGGTTGAAGCCTGTGCTAGGCCCTTGCAGCGTGGCGTAGGCGTTGTCGCCAAAGCGAATCTGCACCTGCAGCCACGCACTGTTGTTGGGCGGGCTGTAGGGGACGTTTTGATAGGAGACGGGGTAAGCCGGGCTTTTGGCGAACTCGGTAGCGATGCGCGCTTCAATAGCGCTGCGAACATCGTTGAGGCTGCTGCTCATGACTGCCTCCCGATGCGCTCAGCGGCAATGCGTACGCGGCCTTGCACATCCTTAGCAATGCCTTGTACCCAACCTGCAGGCGCTTTAGGGCTACTGCCGTTAGCCAGGAACTCGGCGTAGGAGAGGTTGTTATGGACGCTGTAGACGTTGCCCAACTTCTCCTGCTGGTACCCCAACCGGTCGATCGGCGGAGTGGATGGGTAGCTGCCTTCTGGCTTGATACCGCCAGGTGCGGCATTCTCACCAACCTGCCAGCTAGCGCGAAAACGACCCGTATCGACAGGGCTGGCGTTCTTGGCCAGGTTGTCGGCTTCTAAGACGGCTGCCCGCAGCAGCTGCTCAAACTGACGCTTGGCATAGTCCCCAATGTCGCCAACGCGGATCGTGCTAGCCATCACACCCTCAAGATCAGTTCGTAGGTAATGGCCGTGTTGTCCTGCTCAATCGTGTTGACGCGAATCACCTGATGCTGGACATTGCCAATCAAGACGCGGTCGGCTGTGGTTGGCGTAAACGACACGTCGCCAGCACCGATGATCAGACGCTTGTCACCAGCCTGCACAAGGTCATTCACCTCTCGCAGGCTCACATCCTGCAGTACACCAAGCAGCGTGGTGTCTGACACGGTTTCAGCGGAGCTGCCGGTGCTGGTGTTGTAAGCACCGGAGGTGATGCGCCGAATGGTGACCTGACCGCCGAAGCGGCCCATCAGCTTGGTGACAACCTTGCGTAGCGGCTTAGCTAAAACCATCAGATCTTGTAAGCGACGACCTTGCCGGAGGCCAATGTCACGCTGGTGAAGATCCCTTCAATCTCATCACCCTTGCCAAGGGGCACAGAACTAAAGGCATTACCACTGGCGTTTTCAATCGTGGCTGTACTGATCACCGCATCGGCAACGGCATAGAGCTTGCGAAAGCGGCCGGTATGAGCAGCAGTGTCACTGATGTACTCAAAGCCAATGCTGTAGTAGTCCGACATAGCTAGCTCCGCTTAATCGCAAAGTTACCGGGTCCACTAATTCTAAGACCGGTCAGATAACGCTCCACCAGCGGCGGCACCTTGTCAGCGCCGATCGCGCCAAATCCGTTATTGGGTGTCACCGCAATCGGACCAATCCTGACGTTGACGTAATCCTCTAGCCCACTAAGGCCAAGACCGTCAGGGTTGTTATTGAGGTAAACCGCCAGAAAGACCTGGGCCTTTTTGATCTGATCAGGAATCTCGGTGTCGGTGTAGTAATCGGTGCTGATCCGAAAAGGGAAACCGACCGCGTAGGTATTGATGTAGGTGTCGGGCTTGCGTACACCCGTGCGCGGCCACTGCAAGCTTTGCGTGTCGGTAGCACGTGCACCGAGAAACCGCTCCCTGTCGAGCCGCTGCGTCGCGGTAAACAGAGCGCGGTTCTTTTGGTCGGTGGTAGCTGTCGCCCAGGCGGTGACATCGTCATCCTGGACGAGGCCATCAATGATCAGTTCCGCTGCTGCCAGCGTCAGATAAGAGTTGGCGTTTGCGCCGCCCACCGTTGCGTCGAGACTGACTGGCATAATCGGAATCGGTAGGCGCCGTTTGTGGCGTTGCTACTTCAAGTTTAGAAACGGGCTCTGCATTAGAAAAAGAGGCCCCAGCCGTAGCTAGAGCCTCACGTTCACGCAGTCGCCGAAAGGCGTACATCGCCATCAGGCAGCAGCAGCCTTGATCACGGCAAAGTTGAGTACCACAGCCTCACCGGCGGTCGAACCGACGTTGGAAACAGTGATGTCAAAGGTGCCAGCTGTAGTTGCTGTCACGAAAGGCAGGTACTTACCAGTGGTAGCACCGGACTTTACGGACACAAGAACTACATCAGTGGCAGCCACTTCGCTGTTGGTCACCGTAAAGGTCACCTCAGCATCAGCGGCCAGCGATGCGTTGTGCAGTGTGATAGCGCCACAGGGCTTATTCAGCGTGACGCCAGTGGACTTGCTAGTGGCCTGGGTAACAGCACCACCATTACCGCTGACGTAGCCAATGGCCTTGCCGGCGGTTACTTCAAAAAGGGAAGCCATGGTTTGTTACTCCTATCAGTCGTAGTTGGACGTGATCGAAGCACGCACGATTCCAATGTTCTTGGTTTCGTACACCTTGCTCCAGTTACCCACAGTGGCCAGCTGAGCGCGGGTGGGGTTCGCGGTAGTCACGTTCCACTTCGCACCAACGGGGTGGTGGATGTAGTGCATGTCCACAGACATGGCATCCGACTTGGCGAGGATGTCGCGGTCGGTCTCAGTGCGCATGGCAGCTTGCTCACCGGTGGCGACAGCGCCATTGGTGAAGAAGTAAGCCGCGTAGACGCCACCAGCATTGGTGATGTCGTCCGACACGATGACACGCAGACCCATATAGGTGGGAACGCGATAGTCAGCGTTATAGGCCGAAGCCACCGAGCCAGCGAATGCATCAGGCATCGAGGAATCGGGGGTGATACCCAGATCCGAAGCCAGGACGTAGTCGATCGCCTTGCGCTCAACCAAGTCGTAGTAGCAGGCGCTGTGGAGAGCCACAGCGGTCAGCTTGTCGCCCTGGTCGCCGAGGATGGCGCGAGCTTTAGACACCTGACGCGGGCTCAGAGCGGTCTGAGTGCTGGTGTCGAAGCGCAGTGCATCAAAGGCAGGGCTATCGCCACCGGTCAGGGAGCCGAAAACGCCTTCAAGGCACTTGTACAGGTCGATCTGCTGTTGGTTGGCAAGGTACTCACCAACCTTGGCGCCGATCGCGGCCATGGGGTCGGAACCCGCAGCAAGAGCTGCGAGGTCACGGGATTCCCAAGCACGCGCACGGTGCAGGATCACGCCAACTTGCTTATCGGCAACGATCTTGCCGGGGGTCAAGCTGGTCGAATCATTCATTACCTCCAGGTCGCCAGTGAGATTGGCTTTCCAGAACACTTGTGTTATCCCACCGGCTCTTTATCCGATGGTTCTGCGCCTTTACCATTGGCCGCAGGTCAGACTATCTCTTCACCCCCTAGTCAAAGACTGGTTGGGTGCGGGGCACTCGTGGGACCGTTACTGAGTTACCTCTCGGGTCCTAGTCGTTGAACCTTCCAGCTTGTCGGCTGGCTTGGCTGCTGATTGGCCTGCCCTTTCGGGTGGTGGCTTTTCCAGCAATTCACCCCGTTATCCCTAGGAATTACGCCCTAGGGGCCCTTTCCGGTTAAGGCACATTCACGAAATCGCCGCCTTCAGTGGCATTGAGCGCAGCCAGAGGCTGTGCCACACCGCTAGCCAGAAACTGGTTGCGCTGAGTGGTTTGCTCAATCAGGTAAGGCGTAAAGATTTCGGGAATGATCACGTCGGAGCGAAGAGTCGCCACGGTGAATACTCCTAAAACGGTTTACGGATTGGGCGCAGCCCGATACACCAGCGCAGCCGGTATCTAGATATTAACGACTCGCAGCTGCTTTCATTCGCTCGTACAAATCACGATCGGTGCGATACAACCGTGCCTGTTCGGTCAGATTGAATGACTCACGCGTAAACGGATTCTTCATCCCAGATGGCATACCACTCGGTGCCGTGCTGCTTGGTGCACCGGAACCTTGCGGCTTGGGTTGCTTCTGCATCCAGGCGGGCAGATTGCTCTTCGCCCAGTCCGTCACTGGTGTGCGCTCAAAGCCTTGGACCACAACGACAGTGCCATCGGCTTCGCGTTCGATCTGATCGGCGCTCAGCTTGGTCTTAAGCACCAGATCCGGATCGTGGACGATATCGGCCAGTGCCGTAACAGCTGGTGCTACTAGCTCCAGTTCACGTACGCGGGCTTCCAACTCAGCGATGCGTTGATCACGCTGCGTTGTTGCCTCGCGAAACTGCTGCTCTAACTGCTGACGCGCCTCTTGGTACTTGCCCTGTGATTCGAGCTGCTGCTGCTCGTGGTTACGTTTGAACTCAACGAGCTCTTGGATGTTGTAGTCAGAAGGGAGCTGCTCTGCTAGCTGTTCATACTTGCGCAGCTTGCGCTTCTCCTCGGCGAGCTCTTTGTTCTTGCGCTCAAGGTTTTCGACACTGCGCTTGAGGGCTTCAACATCAGCCGCTGGAGTCGCTGACTCTACGGCTTGCATTTCATCGGACATTAATAACCCGCAGGGTTAATTGCTCCTTTACTTTACTTCTTGCCCTTCTTTTTGTTAGCGATGCCAGCTTCACTCAGGGCGATTGCAAGTGCCTGCCTGCGGCTTTTGACGCGCGGTCCTTTTCCGCGTCCTGGTTTGCCGCTGTTCAGCGTCCCTCGCTTGTACTCGCCCATCACTTTCGACACTTTGGTCTGTGCTTTGGCCATCACGCCAGTCGACGACATCTAGAAGCAAGCTACCGCCATCAGCTGTAGCCCAGCCCTTGTCGGTATAGATCGCTGGCTGCCAAGCATCGCCGAGCTTGACCTGCACAGGGTCGCTATGCACCGTGAAGATGCCGCTGTTGACGAAGTGGCGTAGATCAGGGTGTGCCATAACGTTTCTTCAGCTGATCCAACGTTAATTCTGATCCGTCATCACGCACCAGTTTGGCCATGGCATCACCAGGGCCATACTTTTCAGACAGCAGCTGGAAGTAACCCAGCTTGCTAGCACCTAGAACCTCTTCTTGGACGCTCTTGGGCTGTTGAGCTAACCACTCGCCGTAGCTCAAGTCAATCGGCACCTGGCCATTGGTACTCGAACGTGTGGCTCGATCTGATGGAGGCAAAATCTCAGCGCGGACCACGGGCACCACAACACTGCGACAGTTGAAGTGTTGCGGCGGTTGCGGCCCTTTGCCGTAGCCAAACTCCCGACCATCTAACGCCCGGCAGATCGAGCTGGTGCGGCTATCGAGTGTGGCCACGTACCTGTAGGTGGTCGTTATGTCTTGATTGGCCTGATACACCTGCATCGAGGAGGTGTTAGCCACTTGGTTGATGCTGGTGCGCACCAAGGCCACGATTTGATTATTGGCGACAGCAGTGGCCTGACCGCCGGCGGCCACCACCTGCTTCACCGTGCGGGCACTCTCCCCAAACTCCAGCTTGCCGACCAGCTGCCGTGCAATCTCCGGTGTCGGTGTGCCCTCTTGTAAGCCAGTGCGGACGACCTGCGCAAAGCGTTCAGCCTGCGTTTCGGCCAGACCGCGAAATGCTTTCAACACCACCTGGCCATTGGGCAGCGTGATGCGGGTGCCGCGTGCTGCTGTTAACCCATAGGTCTGCGGTACACCCTGCACTGCAGCAAATAGATCATCGCTCAGTGTGGCCACATTGAGCTGCGTCGGATCAACGACGACCACCGACTGGCCAAAGTTGGGGCTGACCTTCACAGGCACCACCGTTGGCCTGAGCGCTACTGGTAACACCCTCTCAAGCTCACGTCGGACAAAATCTGTTTGCAGTTCCGCCAGACCCTGCAATTCAGTGGCCGTCAACGCAACAGCTTGATCGGCCCAGTTGGCTAACGCTAAGCGCAGCTGCGACAGAATCTGCCGCAATGCTGATGCCTTCGCCGGTGCTTCTGCATCGTCAATAGCGCGCAGCTGGTTCGCAGCGGCCACCATGATCCGGTTATAGAGGTTGATCAGCTGACGCGAGAGGCTATTGCTATAGCGGTTCAGGTCAACCACGTTCCGATACAAGCGGGACGGAACACTCATGTCTCAATACCCAATTCCTTTGGCTGGTAAGACGAACTAATGCTGACGTTGGCGCCAGCACGCAAGGACGAGATGATCAACGTCGTGAAGTCGTCGTAACTGTGCTCACCCTGTTCGTAGAGCACTGTTTCGCCGATTTCATCAGCGCGGCCGTTTTTGTACCAGCTCACACGCACGATCGCCAGGATGTCATCCGGCAGGTCGCAGACGTGGTAATCCAGCTCCTGCCGGCGCGGTGGCTTCGGCTCCAGCATGATCATCCAATCAATTAGGTGGCTGGTTGTCCAATCGAGCAGGTTGTAAATCAAGCCCCGCATTGGCCGTTGCTCCTATTTCTTCCTCCACGTTAAAGTCATCTCCCAGCACTTCACCATCGGCTAACTGCTGCAGCAGCGTTTCCTGCGTGATTGTGCCAGCGGTATAGAGCGACAGTAGCGCTGTGATCTGCTGCGGCTCTAGCTGTGCACCAAGGAAATCACGGTTGACCAAACTGCTACCTGCTGCTTGGTTTTGACCTAGGAATTGGGCGTGGTACTGCAAGGCATTGTCGATCATGTCTTGCACGTTCTGAGCGATCACCATCATGGTGCTATCGCCTTGGCTGCGATCGATCATCTTGGCACTAGCCGTTTCACCGACAAGCTTTTGACCCAGCACAGCGGATAGACCCAGTTCGTTGATCTGACGCTCTAGCTGATCAAGGCGCTGGAATTGCGAATCAAAGGCATCGCTAGGTGGTGCGATGTACTCGGCGCGGCCGTCGGCAGGAAAGGCGATCGCTTCACCAGGACCGGCGGAGACTTCCTCAGCAGCAGAGGGGAAGCCAAAGAATGCCAGCATCGGCACCGCTGAGATATGGAGCTGGTTGTCTAGGTCCGATTGGATCTGATACGCCTTGAGGTTGAGCTCGGCGATATCTTCGAGCGGCGGTCGTGATTCGAGGTAATTGATGCGGCCGCAGTAGGCCACAGAGAATGGGATTTCATCCAGGCTGGTGGTACCTTCGTCGATCACCTGGTATTCACCGTTATCGGCTTGCTGATGGATCTGGTAAGCACCAGGCGTTAAGACACGAACCTGCTGCACGATCTTTTCGCCGTACTCACCCTCTGGAATCGTGACCGTCTCCTGTAGACGCAACATGCTCAGGCGCTGCTCACCGTTGCTTTGCTCTGTGCGCCAGCCAAGGATCTGCCTCGGGGTATAAGTCACCCAGTAAGGCCGGCCGCCATCAGACGGTGCATCGACCAGTGTGCCGATATGGCCGTAACGAATCAGCTTGCGCGCCGTTTCATAGGTCCAAACGTTGAGGTCATTGCCTTGCAGGTCAACATCAAAGAGCTGCTCGCGAATCGTGTCGCTGGTGTCGACCAGCCTTACAGGCTTTCGCGTCAGCATGCCAGCCAGCATGCGCTCCAAGCGCTGGTAATACGGCGGGCAAACGCTACGCGCTAAACGGTTGTCGTAACTTTCGTCGAGCTCACGTGGTTCTTGCGGTAGATATCGCCGATGCCGTCTGCGCATGCCATAAGTGCCATGCAGCAGGTCTTCAATCAAAATCCAGTGCGGTTCTTGAGCGAACCAGGCTGTATTGGGGTCGCTGACTTTTACTACCGCACGTTGCGCTAGCGGTCGGTCGTATTGCCTAAAACCTGAATACACAGCGCCACCGATGCGATGTGATCAGTTTAGGCAATGAGCCCCAAGGGCTATAGGCAATAAAAAAGCCCTGGCCCCACCTCCAGAGCTTGATGTGGTTCGACAAAATCAATATATTCGTATTCCAGTGCTTCTGCCAGCCCCTGAATGTAAAGGATTAAATTCACGCCAGATCAGGTAGCCAAGCGCATCATTCATGTGGTCGTGACCAGCTTCTTTATCCGGGTCACCCTTGTCGGTGTAACACTGCAGCTCTAGGCATTCGATCAAGCGTTTGCAGTGCTGCTGAACCTGAAGGCGCACCTGACCTTTGCCATTCTCTAAGAGTGCTTGAACAGCTGCGACCCGATCACGCACTGGCGGGTTGGACTTGGGTGACTGGTTGCTAATGCCGTAGCCCTCCAAGATCTGAATATCGGTTTGGGTGGCATTGGTGCTGCGGTTGCCGCCGCTGGCATCGGGGTAACCGTATAGGCGGTGTTGCGGGTAACGGCTGCGGATCTGCTGGCCTAGGGCATCGGTATCGTGGGCGCCACTGATCTCATCGACGATTAGAAGGCCATTAGCCGTGCGGATGCCGATAACGGCGGACATGTTGCCAATGTTGAAGTCGATGCCAATGCGCAGCGGTTCATCGCTGATATCCGGCAGTGTTGCTGTGACGTGCTTGAGACGGTCGAAGCGGTTGTAGACCGTTCCGGTGGTGAGGTTGACGTCT